TGGACGGCGCAAGTGATGTGATTGTGACAACCGTTGACGCGAATAAAAACCGAACCAACGTTGTGATAACGGTGTAATGATGGATGACTTGTATTGGGGCGGAAGTTACTGGGGCGGATCGGTAAAGCCCCAACTTATTCCGGCTCGAATTGCGATAAAGTCGACCTGATTGTTCAATAGTACAAAGTCAGGTGCACCTTGATAACTGCTTATATCAATTCCGAATGGTAGGCTCATTATCATTACTCCTAAAGCCAATATCCCCATATCCACACATACACACCTAATATGTAGTCGTTGGATGGATAGCAGTACACGTCCCCATTCGCGTCGCAAGGCACAATGCCGGAAACGTTGGCGGTTTGGTTTGCTACCTGCGTTCTGCAAGTCAGCGTGAAGTTATAGGTCGAATTAGGACCAAAGCGGATGTATTGCTCTGCGGTGTCGTCGGTAGTCTGAATGCTCATCAGAACCGCCTTCACGCCAGCCGGAACGCCAAATACCGCGCTCAAATCCACAGTCGCCCTGTCACCCGTTCCTTTGGTATCGCCATCCCAACTGGTCGAAGTGAGCGGCGTGGTCAGGAAAACCGGTCTGCCAAAGTCGGTGGAGTCCAATCCGTCCAGCTTGTCGCTGTCTGCAGCTTTGGCAGTTATGCCAAGATAGGTCGCGTCGGCAAAACCCTTTCTCACTGCTTGATTGGCGGTAGTTGGATTAGTGGCAGGAAGTGCTGGAATTGACGTGAACGTCTTGATGCCGCCTACGGTCTGATCACCAGACGTTTGAACAAATCCAGTTGAATCAATGTTGTCCAGTTTATCTGAATCAGACGCTTTTGCAGTTATGCCAAGATAATCTGCGTCATGGTTATGCGATGCAGGAGCAAGCTGTGTTATATCTTTACCGTCCAGTTTATCGGAGTCAGCCGCTTTTGCAGTTATGCCGAGATAATCTGCGTCATGGTCATGTCCCGCAGCAGCAAAGGCGGTAGAGTCAAGTCCGTCCAGTTTATCGGAGTCAGCCGCTGTACCAGTCGTGAGCAGATATTGCGGATGGTCATCATCAGATAAACCAGTCAATGCGCCGTGGTCGGTAGCACCGCCTCCGCCAGCCGGACGCTCCCACACCCGCAACCGCTCAACCTCACGCTCTACACGTTTCAGCCGCTCTATCAACTTCTCTTCAAAGTTCATAACTCACCTTCCAGTTTGATATCCAGTTGCTCGCCCCCGTCCTGATCCACCCTCACCCTCACCGCCTTGACGTGGCAGTCCACAAAATAGCCAAACGCCTCCACACTCAATACATCCCCAAACCAGTAATGAATTCCGTATTGCATTCCGGGCGTGTCGTGGATTGTGCCAGTCAACCGTTGTTTCGGCTTGAATTCTTCTAATGCCGCGTCGCCATCTGCTTCCAGATTAGCGGTGACATCTTCATCTCGACTATCCTTGAAATACTCACGCCGATTCCATTTGCTCGCATCCCGGCGCGCGATATTCTCTCGGTAAATAAGTACCCGTGAGTCGCCTTCACCTTGCCCGGCTACTTGCACCCAATTGCGCTCATCGGCGTGATAAGTGCCGAAAGTGGCCTCGCTCAAATTCCCGTACTGCTTGCCGACTAATCTCGGATCGCCGGAATTGCGCCCGTGATTCTGTCCTCGCTGCCCGGTATAAGTGCGGAACTCGAATGCGCCCGGTGCTGTTCTTACCACGTCAAAGCCCAGCCAAACACCGGCTTCGGTTGCTAACTCCGCCAATTCCTGAACAACCGTCAACACATTCCGGTAAGCAAACGCCTTTGATATACTTGCGCCACCAGCACCTAAATTCGGTGCTTCTGTGATCTTGCTTCGCCATGCGGAAGCGGTTGAACCTAACTGCTTACTCACAATCGCTTTCATCAGGTCATCAGGTATGCCGGTCATTTCTGCATCTTCAGAGCCTGAAAATGCCGCCACAATTGCGGTATCCAATAACCAGTTAGCGTCTGAAGCGACCAGCCGAATGTGCTCGTTCCCTTCCGAGCCAGTCCAAAACTCCCAGTCTTGCAGAAAATATGCGGTCTCGTTCTGTAATTCCAGAACGCCACCCTTCTCACGCCACACTTCGAATATGTCACCGACTGAAAACTCGTCGTACTGGTACAAGCCGCGTGGAATGTCAACAACCAGCGAGCCGATCTGATTCTGTACTTTGACGTACTCCAGCCCATTGAACGCCTGAATTACGCCTTTGCGAATGCCTTCGTGCGTATACCAGACTAATTCGTATCTCATAACAACGCTCCGTCAAGCCCCCAGAATTTCGGACTCCAGACAATCGTTGCACCTGAATCGGTTGTTGCTTCCGTCATGAACAGCGAGAGCGCGTTTGAGCCCGGCTTCAGGTAGAAGTCGCCATAATCCGAGCCGGGTATCACGTAGCGCATCAGGTTGCCCCTGCCAGTCCACCCACCTTGAAACTTGAGACGTAACGGGTCGAAGTTTAGCGATATCCACTCCCCGGCGTTCAACGTGAGCCCGTCGAACATCACCGACTTCCCGGTCGTGTAGTTCGTGATAGCCTGAAGCGTGCCTGGCCCGCTGACCGAGATGAACGGGTACGTGTTGGCTGACGCGCTTGCCACTCCGATAGTGAAAACGCGGTCTGATACGATTCCGCATTCGGCGTTCGGTGTGCCTGCCGTGCCCGCGGTTGTAAACGCCCCACCGACGTAGAGCGAGCCATCGGAAGCGAGTAGGACGGAATGGACAGAAGCCGTTCCCGGTAAGTCAATATCGAAAGGTTGCCACGCCCCGTTAGAATAAACAGCAACTCGGTCTGTGATTGCCAATCCGCCAGCGGTTGTGAATGAGCCGGAAACATATACTTTACCGGAATCAACAACGATTTCGTAAACAATCCCATTTGTGCCAGTTCCTAATGCGCTCCAGCTTGCTCCGTTCCAACGTGCAATATAATCAGCATTAGCAATTCCGCCTGCATTAGTGAAAGCTCCACCGACGTATAAGTCACCCAACGCGCCGAAAGTGAGACACATGACTCTTGCGTCTATATCTGTATTTGTACCAACAACCGAAAATGATGCCCCGTTCCATTTGCATAGATAAGGATAAGCCGTGTTAGTAAAACTGCCCCCAATATATAGGTCGCCACTTGGAGCGAAAGCAAGTGTATACACCTCATTATTTAATCCAGTTGCAAGCGGCGACCAAGCCGTTCCATTCCACTTTGCTATATGAGCGGTATTGGCTACTCCGCCAGCAGAAGTAAAAAGGCCGCCGACATAGACATCGCCATCTGGTGCGATTGCGATTGTGTACACACTTCCGTTCGTGCCCGTGCCAAGTGCGTTAGCTATCGGTGTACCGTCTAAGTCCGTTATCTTGATAATACGATTTCCGTTAGCACTTCCTAAATTAGTAAAATTACCCCCAATGTATAAATCTCCATTAGCGTCAAAAGCCATGCAGTTCACAATATTATTGACCCCAGCGACAACCGCTTCCCACGCTTCGCTTCTCGGATTCCAGCGTCTTAAGTAACTTCCACCAGTTATTCCGTCAGCATCGGTAAAACTTCCGCCCGCATAAATCTTGCCGTCCGGCCCTTCTGCCATGCAGAAGACAGCGCCATTCAGCCCCGTAATCAGGCTCGCATACGCACTGCCAGTCCACTTGACCCAGTTCCCATTCGGGTCTCTTTTGACGATGAATTCAGCCGGGAAGTCGGCAACCCAGTCCAGTTGCGCGCCATCGTTGTAAGCGCCGTCAAGCAAGCCACTCGGAATTGTGAAGTTCAGCACGCCCCGCTGGTAGGTCGGCAAGTCAGGCGTGTCGGTAAGCGTGTCAGACAATGGAACGCAAACGATGTCAACCGGGTTAGTGGCTTCATTGCCGTTCACGTCCACGCCCTGATAGCGGATAATGCGCTGTTCGTGCCCGCGATAGCTTCCAGTCATATTGATGCCAAACTGCTCATTCACTTTCTGGTTGCTCAACTTATCAGGGCGTAGCAGGTCAATCACAGCCGCTCTATTGGCTTCGATCTCGCTCAACGAGTTGCCCAGAAAGTCAACGATAATCGAGAAGTTGCGTGACTTGCGAATGTGCGTTTGGTACATATCCCCGCCACTCGTCATCTTCGTGAGGATCTGATTCCAATTGCCGTGACCCAAGCCGGTCACCTGAACAACCTTGCAATAGTCGTCGAGATCAACCAGTTCCCCACCTAAACCAGTTTGAGCAGAGCGGTAAGAAGTCGAATTACGTGGTGCGCCAGTCCATCTGCAACCGGGTGAATAACCGTCAAAGAAGGTCGTCATCTTCCAATGCTCGAATTGACAGCCGTCAACGTAGAAGGGGGCGGTGGAAGCGGTGGCAGCTCTTCGGATATATGCCTTGTAATCGGTTTTAGTTTCTGTCGCTGTAAAAGTCGCTTCTACCCTTTGCCAATAACCAGTTGTTGTAAAACTTGTGGTTACTTTTGCCGAGCCACTGGCGGTTGTAACTAAAATAGACATAGATTGTCCTGCAGTACCTTTTATATAACAACTGAAGGCGTAAGTTACGCCTTTTGTGACACTCAAATTTTGGTAGTTTACTCCGCCTAAAGTCACATTTGCGGTATTGACCTTCATCGAGTACGCCCCGAATCGTTGCTCATCGCCGGTTTCTTCGATAGTGTATTCAGCGCCGTAAGCCGTCCAATCCTCAACGAAATCAGGACTGGCAAAGGTCGGGTTCTTGATGTAGTTGTATTGCTCAAAAGGGTTCACTACGTAAAATTTCTTGTACGCTAAAACAGGTGCTGTCATGCCCATGCCTCCATCAATTCAAAAGCCGTTCTCACGTCCGCCGGGTTATTGCTTGTCGGCATAGTCAGGTTGTAGACGTTACCAGCCTTTGTTTCTCTCATAGCGTCCTTCACTCCATCTCTGACAGCGTTGGCAATCTCTCTCGAGTTGACTCCAGCCCCGCCCCGCAAGGCTGACATCGCTTGCGTGTTGCTCACGATCCTGCCATCAACAGAAGGGAAGAACGGCTCTGGACCCCGCTCACCGACCCAATAATGCGACAATCCTGCTGCTACACCGGCTGCTGCGTTTATCACGCCGCCGGAAGCCCAGAATCCAGGGATGTTTACATCACCTCCTCCGCCACCACCTCCTCCGCCACCACCGCCACCACCGAAGCCGGGCACAGTGCCATTGGTCGTGATATTGATCGTAGCGTTATACTCCCCAACCACAGCGTCAAGTTGCGCCTGTAAGTGCATAACTTTTGTTATTGCTTTTTGAGCGGATTCTTGCAATGGGAAAAACGCGTCTTCAAACGAGCCAAACGCCTCTGCAAACCCTTCCGGGTCGGTCAAGAGTTGCTGGAACAGATCATCAATCGCAAGTTCAAGCGCGTATTCTTTGCCAAACGTTGTGCCGAGTACGGTGTCAAGAGTTGCGATTCTGCTTTCAAGGTCTTCACCTTCAAGTCCAGCGTTTCGCAACATGTCATACAGTTGCCCGCCTATGTCTTCTCGAAACGTTCTTACCTGAACAGAAAGCTCAAGATTAGCGTTGGCAAGTTGTTCTTCCAGCGAGGCCATTTCAAGGGCAATCGCTTTCGTGGCTCGAGTGCCGGTGACATCTAAATCTTGGAATTCGCCTGTAATATCCCTTACCGAATCGCCTGCCCTTTTTGTGTTGGAGCCAAACGCTTCCATCATCCCAGAATTTTCTAAAAGTGAAGCCCTGTACTCTTCAAAAGTAGGAATGCCGTCATCAGCGGTTACGTTCAATTCGTTAATTTGATCCTTCAGCCATTTGACATCTTCAGCAGAATTCAGGTTAACCTGTCCTAAGTTGATAAGTCCGGCAGCATAATCAAATACGTCAACAGTTCCGTTCTTAAACCCCGTATTCAGCGATTGAACATATTGCGCCATCAGCCCGAATGTTTCAAGATCCCTTTTCAGTAAGTCAAAGAATTCTGTCAACGATGGAATAACACCCATGCCAATTGTGGTGACAAGCCCTTCCCACGCTATACCTAAATTAGCGACCGCTTCTTCTAAAGCCTGCGCCTGTGCGATCTCTTCTTCGGTAAATATCAAGCCGGCATTATCAACGGCCTCAATGC